AGATGTATGAGGAATTGATAACGCAGCTAAGAGCCGATGAAATACCGTTGGGCGAACTTATTCGGACTATGCGTGAAGCCGCCGATGCCATAGAGGAACTGGAATACGCACTCCTTTTGATGGTTTTGCAATACTGCACTACCGATGATGGGTTGCTTTTCCACGAGTTCGTGTCAGCGGGAGAAAACGCATTTGCTGTGCTGGGTCTTGAGAATGGACAGCAAGAAGCCCCGTTGTGGTACAAGATGGACAGAATGATGCAATCCGCAAGCGAAAGGATTTCGGCAAAGACTGCGCCGAAGGAGGAAACATGAACCACGAAGAACTGCTTGAAAAGTGGAAGTGCCGTTTGGGGTTGCAAGACTGGCACATTGTTTTGGAAGCCGATGTTATACCGTCTGATATGACGCTTGAAAATGTTGCGGGCGAAACTGAGTGGACGGAAAGCGCCAAATGCGCTGTCATTCGGATTCTGCGAGAGGATTGCTACGGAACAAGAATTGTGCCGTTCGATTTTGAAAAGACGCTCGTTCATGAACTACTGCATCTAAAATTCTGTTTGCTTGGTGAAAGCGGAAACGATCTGCAAGACCGCTATGTGCATCAGCTTATCGACGATCTGGCAAGGGCGTTTGTGTGGAAGGAGGAAACATGATGAATTACTGTTACAACACAATAGACACTGCAACCGACATGACACCGAGCGTTCCCGTGGAGCGGGAGAACATGAAAATGCTTATGCGGATGACGAATGAGCGGTTGAATGAAGCTGTCACGGCGGCAGAAGCAATCCTGTCCGAGATTCGTGGAGCTTTTCCGCGCAAGGACGATGAAAGGGTAAATGTAAGTTCCGCAATGGATGCCGAACGGTTGAACCGTGATATGGCAGAGCGTCTGTGTTGCACGCTGAAAGAGATTGCCTTGCAGATGGGGGTGGGGGCGTGAGCGTACTGGTTAAGGGCATGGAGATGCCCGACAGATGCTTTGCGTGTCCGATGTGTGATGATGATTGTTGTGGCATTTCAAAGGGGTCTTTCATCGAGTATCGCGAGGTCGATGTTGATGTCGCGATAGACAGCCGCCCAAATTGGTGTCCTCTCATCCCCGCCCCGCCGCATGGGAGACTGATTGATGCGGATGCGCTGATGCATGATACCGATAATTTCATCCATAAGACAATGCTTTTTGGCGGTCAGTATGTCTATTCCGAGGACGCAATCAAGAACGCTCCCACCATCATCCCGGCAGAGGAGGGCGAGTGATGATCGATGGCGTGAGGATCTGCCTGCGCTGTGGGAATGAGCTGCCGATCACCAGCGGTCAAAGCCGGAAGTTTTGTGACGCTTGCGCAAAGGAACACAACCGGGAGCTGACGCGGGAGCGGCAGCGGAAAGCCGCCCGGGCGATGCAGGAGGCCAGAGCGGAGAAGCAGGAAGCGGCGGACAGGGCGTACTGCAAGGCCTGCGTCTACTATGCTTCGCAGTACGGAGGAAATCTGTGCGACTATATCCTGCACACAGGGCGCCGGCGAGGATGCAAGGCAGGAGAAGGATGCGAGAGGAGGGCGCTATGAGCTGGAGATCCGAGGCGAAAAATGCGCTGCGGGCATATCCGAGAGCGAAACGGAAACAGTCAGAGAACGAGATGCGGATCACGCCGGCGTACAGTGGAATTCCGGGAGGACATGAGGCGTCCAGGACAACGGAGGATATCGCTCTCAGGCAGCGGCTTACTCCGTATGAGGAGAACGTCATCTCTGCTGTTGAATTCATGATGAAGATGCAATGCACCTACGCCAATGCGCAGGAACGGATGAAGATGATCGAGCTGGTGCATTTCAAGCGGACGCATACGCTGATCGGCGCGGCAGACATCGTACACTATAGCCCGGAGGCGCTGAAGAACTGGAACCGTGAGATCCTGACGGCGGTCTATGTGGCGTTGAAAAATGATGTTAAGTGATTTCAAAAAAGTGTACCTTTTTTGATGTGTTTTTTGTGGTAGAAAGTATATGCTAGGCAAAACAGCAGGGGAGAAATCCTCTGCTGTTTGCTTTTGCTAGAAGGTCCGAGGCCGACTGGTGCGCCCAACAGGGCAGGGTAGAGCGGGCATCAATACCGCAGGGGAGGGGCGGGCCTGCGTTTCCGTTTAATACGGACGAAATACGGAGGAATCAATGCCAAGTTCAGACACACAATTTAAGAAGGGCAACCAGCTTGGCAGGAACGGCGGACGGCCGAAGAAACCGGAATGGCTGAAGGGAAAGGGCGAGGAGGCCCTGCGCTACGCCTACGACGTCATGCTGGATGAGAACAACAAGACCGAGCTGCGGATGCAGGCGGCGCGGATGCTCGTCGAGTACGACCTGGGCAAGCCGCAGCAGAGTCTGGACGTCACGGCGGATATCGACGCTGAAGCGAAGATCAGCACCATAGAGGGCATGAGCCTGGCCAAACGGAAGAAAGCACTTGACGCCGCCCTGAAGGTTTATGAGCAGAACAAAGCAAATAAGCGATGAGCTGACAGAACTGGCAGTATGGTTCAACGCGCTGCACGGCCGGTGCAATGATGCGTTCTTCCCGCTGATGTGGGATGAGCACCGCTACCTCGTTTTGAAGGGCGGCGGCGGATCAGGGAAAAGTATCTTCGCTGGGCAGAAGGTGATCGAGCGGTGTATTGACGAACCGGGGCACAGGATGCTCGTCTGCAGGAAAGTCGCGAAGACGCTGCGTGATTCCTGCTTCGCCCAGCTGATCGGGCAGTGCAGCGAGGTGGACGCCGGCGTGAAGGTTAATCGCTCGGATATGGTGATAACCTTCCCGAACGGCAGCACGATCCTCTTCGCCGGACTGGACGATGTAGAGAAACTGAAGTCGATCTACAACGTGACCGGGATCTGGATCGAAGAGGCCAGCGAGCTGCTGGAGTCCGATTTCAATCAGCTGGACATCCGCCTGCGCGGGCAGACCGAACACTACAAACAGATCATCCTGTCGTTCAACCCGATCAGCATCAACCACTGGCTGAAGCGCCGGTTCTTCGATCATCCGGACGAGCGGGTGCAGACCAGCGAGACGACGTATAAGGACAACCGCTTCCTGGACGCCGAGGCCATCCGGGTGCTGGAGGCGTACAGAGATACCGACGAGTACTACTACACCGTTTATTGCCTGGGCCAGTGGGGCACGACCGGACGGTCCGTCTTCAACGGGAAGGACGTGCAGCGCCGGATCAATGACAACATCCAGCCGATAAAGCGCGGATGGTTCACCTATACGGACACCGGAACCGAGCTGCAGGACGTTAAGTGGGAGGACGATCCGAACGGCGTCATCTCCATCTATGCGGACAGGATCGACGGCGTGCCTTACGTCATCGGCGGCGACACCGCCGGCGAGGGATCGGACAGTTTCGTCGGGCAGGTCCTGGACAACCGGACCGGCGTGCAGGTGGCAGTCCTTCGGCAGCAGACCGACGAGGATCTGTATGCCAAGCAGATGTTCTGCCTTGGCAATTACTATAACACCGCCCTGATCGGCATCGAGACGAACTTTTCTACGTTTCCGGTGCGCGAGCTGGAGCGGCTTAAATATCCGAAACAGTATGTGCGAGAGACCGTTGACGACTACACCCACAGCGTCAAGCGGTCTTTCGGTTTTCAGACGAACAGCAAGACGCGGCCGGTCATTATTTCCGAGCTGATAAAGGCCTGCCGAGAAGATATCGACATCGTCTGCGACAGGACGACGCTGGAAGAGATGCTGACCTTCGTCCGTGACGAGAACTACAAGCCGGTGGCCGAGGAAGGAGCGCACGACGACTGCGTCATGTCTCTGGCTATCGCGCATTACATCCGCCCGCATCAATCCTACCTGCAGACCGTACCTGAGGAACCGGGGAAGAAATGGTCCCCGTCCATGTGGGAAGACTACCGTGCCGCCTCGCCGAGAGAGCGGCAGATCCTGATCGAGAAATGGGGGAAGCCCGCTAAATGAAGGACAGCAAGGACAAACTGAAGATGTGGCAGGACCGGCTGGCGACGAATGAAGCCGCCTATCAGCCGGAGCTGGACAAGATGAACAAGCGCGAGAACCTCTACAAGGGCGACCGCAAGCTGCGCGACCTTGTGCCGGGCGAGAAGAAGTGCGAGGCCGTCCACGTCCGGAACATCGTAGCAGAGCTGGTCGAGGCGCAGGTGGACAGCGCGATCCCTTCGCCGAAGGTCACCGCGAGATATGAGAAGGACCAGCACCTCGCGAAGGTCATCGAGGATATGCTGCGAAACGAGATCGACCGCCTGCCGTTTGAGGCGATGAACGACCAGATGGAGCGCACGGTGCCGATTCAGGGCAGCGGTGAATGGCTGGTCGAATGGGACAACACCAAGCGCACGCATACCACAGTCGGCGAGCTGTCGGTCAGTCTGCTGCATCCGAAGCAGGTCATCCCGCAGGACGGTGTCTACTCCGGCATCGAAGATATGGACTACGTCATCGTGAAGATCCCGCAGACGAAGACCTTCATCGAGCGGCGCTACGGCGTGACCGTGGAGGACGAGGGCGAGAGCGAGCCGGAGATCAAGGGCAACGCCGGCGGCGAGTCGAACGACCTTGTCACGCAGTACATCGGCTACTACCGCAACGACAAGGGCGGAATTGGCAAGTATAGCTGGGTGAACGATATCCAGCTGGAGGACATGGAGGACTACCAGGCCCGCCGGCTGAAGCGGTGCAAAAAGTGCGGACAGGTCGTCAACGAGGATCTCCAGCCCATGGAGCCGACGCCGGACGGCACGCCGCCCACGGAGGAAAGAAAAAAGCGCAAGGGCGTCTGCCCGTTCTGCGGCTCGACTTCCTTTGAGGAGACCGAGGAGGAGTATGAGGAGCTGACGCAGGACGTGATGCGCAGCGACGGTTCTGTGATCCCCGCGGTGGCATCGGAGGAGCAGCAGCCGCTCCTGGATGATATGGGGATGCCGAGCATCGATCCCTTCACCGGGATGCCTGCCATGGAGATCGTCCGGACGCCGACTCGGATTCCGTACTACAAACCGGACGTGTATCCGGTCATGCAGCAGAAGAGCGTCAGCGTGTACGGCCAGTTCGGCGGCGATTCCGATGTGGATAAGATCGCCGATCAGCAGAACACCACGAACCGGCTGTCCGCGAAGATCATTGACAAGCTGCTGAAGAGCGGATCTTACATCACACTGCCGGACGACTGCTACATCGAAGTGGACGCGGAGGACTGCAAGGTCATCCGTCCCGGATCTCCGGACAAGATGCAGCTCATCAACACCTTTGATTTGCAAGGGAACACGCAGCAGGACACGCAGTATCTCCAGCAGGTCTATGAGGAAGCCCGCCAGCAGATCGGCATTACGGATTCGTTCCAGGGGCGCAAAGACACCACGGCGACGTCCGGCAAGGCACGCGAATTCGCCGCGGCACAGAGCGCCGGCAGACTGGAGTCGAAGCGCCGCATGAAGGACGCCGCGTATGCCGCCCTGTACGAGGCGATGTTCAAGTTCAAGCTGGCCTACACCGACGAGCCGAGGCCGGTCGTCAGTCAGGACAAGCACGGGCAGACCGTGTACGAATCCTTCAATAAATACGATTTCCTTGAGCAGGACGCGAACGGCGAGTGGTTCTGGAACGACCAGTTCCTCTTCAGCTGTGATACGTCCTCTTCTCTTGCCCAGAACAGAGAAGCAATGTGGCAGGAGACGCGCATGAACCTGCAGAGCGGAGCCTTTGGAAATCCGCAGGATATCAACACGCTGATCCTGTTCTGGACGAAGATGGCGCTGCTCCACTATCCCGGCGCGGAAGACACGCTGGAATACCTGCAGGAGATGCAGGCGCAACAGCAGATGCAACAGCAACAGCAGATGATGATGGAACAGCAGCAGCAGCAGATGCAGGCCCAGCAACAGCAGCAGGCCGCGCAGATGCAGAGACAGGACCAGGCGCGGCAGGCGGCGCAGG